GGGGCTTTTCGCCCCCGCTAGCTGGCAACAGCACCCTGAGCTTTTGCTCTTACCATATGGAGACAGCCTAATGGTCCCAAGACATTTCTACGAACCGTTACCATCTCTGAGACAATCAGACATGCACAGTTCGTGGATATACCAAAGGGACTACAAGGCGCTGCTTCGCTCGACTGGCCACCTTTTTAAAGATGGCCGATGGACCGATGACGATACTGGTTCGTTCCACGTTTATCGTGAATATGAACCAGCTTGTGTATCTGAGAATCATCCTTTTACCTTTCCGTCTTACGAGGCGGAGGGTTTAGGAGACTTCCCAGGTACGGAAAGGAATGGCAATTTTCGAGTTTGTGTGACGAGAGGATATGATTCTTCCCGTTACTATGGCCCGATAGCTGACGTTCCAATCCCCGATCCAGTCGAGCCGGATTATGGTGACTTCGTCCTTGCTCTTAATGAGCAGGGAACGAAGTTCATCAAATCCGCGCGTCCTGGGAACCCGTCTGCGAATCTCTTCCAGTTTGTGGGAGAGCTTCATCAGATTCCCCAGTTACCACGTCTAAGACGGTTGGGACTCGAGACCTTTCGAGATCTTGGTTCTAACTATCTAAACGTGGAATTCGGTTGGAAACCGTTTGTTGGCGATCTCGTGGATATGTATAATACCCAGAGAAAGCTCGAGAAGACTTTACAAAAGCTTCGCGAAAACAACGGTTTGATCATCCGAAGACGCCAAAAGCCGCGGACAACCACTACGACAAGCGTCCAATGCGAGGGTTCCTTAAGTGTTCCTTTTGGACACCTAGGGGACACCACTATCGGTGGTAACTCGCTTTTGGAGGGCTATTTTGTCGGAGGCCCCACTGGGGTCGCTGACTTAGGCCTCTATACGTTCACTGGACAGTGTGATTACAACTATTCAGTGCACGATACGCTTACTACCTGGTCATGTGGCAACTTTGGTTACTACGTGCCAGATATCGGGTCGTCGCAGTGGACGGAACGAGCGAAGAGAGCTCTGTTCGGGCAAAATCCAACGCCCTCACAACTCTGGGAACTCATTCCTTGGTCCTGGTTAATCGACTGGTTCTCTAACGTAGGCGACATTATGTCGAACTTGTCAGGGAATGCAGTCGATAACGAAACTTGGACTAACTGTTTTGCCATGCGGACGATTACTCGTCAGCACGTCATTACTGTTAGTACCCACTGGGATCATCTTAGTGCGGCTCCATTTGGAGTCGTCTTTGATGTTCCTGCTGGGTCTACGTCGCTCGTTTACTCTCGCTATGAGACGAACAAGTTACGTAGGCAAGCCTCTCCATACGGTTTTGGACTGTCGTGGCCTGATTTTTCTCTCAGGCAACTGGCAATCCTTGCTGCTCTCGGGATTTCCCGAAAGTGAACCCATAACACGAGGCATTTCCATGTTTGCGGACCCCCTTACGGTGAATAGCGACTGGTCAACGATTACGGTCGACAGCGGGGAGAACATTGTTTTCCAAGCTATCGAACGTGCCGCGGATCATTCGACTTACGCACCGAACGACAACAGTGCAACTGAGACTTGGAAACTTTTCATCGGCCACCAGTACGGGCGCCGCAACCGGTACACTGCTCGTGTAACCGTTAGCGGCCTTACACCCGATCTGATTGTCGATGGGAATAATTCCCAGTATACTCAGTCGTGCTTCGTCGTTTTTGACTGTCCCAATGTTGGGCCAGTCAATCCCTCCGGCTATTCGAATATCTCGCTGCCAAATTACATGATGAAGATGATCGGCGGTCTCCTCGTTTCCGTGGATACCGCAGACCCTATCTTTAAACGTGTGATTAACGGCGAGACTTGATCTTTAGCCGGCGTGAGGGGGCCTTCAGACTAGGGATTAGCTTCCTCTGATTGGAGGTGCTATGAAAAGCCTGAAGGAGATTCTCGTGCACATGCTGCATGACTGTAGCATGAGGTGTGGTGCCAACCCCAAACGAGATCTTATTACGATCTCGAGGAGGACCTTAAATGAAGGTGATAGCTTTCTCACTATCACTCTTCCAACCTATGCTCAGGGGCTCGAGAGAGCACTTGAGACAGGTCGACTCTCACCAGCTCTCTTTCCGAAATTTCGGTTTCGGAGAGGAACATGCTGCCCCCGATTTCTCGGAGGGTACATGGAGAGGATTTTTGGTCCTGATGGAGTACTCCTGGCCGAAGCGGATCCGGATTGCATCTTTGCGATTAGACAAATTTGTCTATTTGCGAAGAAGCTTAAACTCCCGTGCACAAGCGCGAGAGAAAAAGCTGCCGAGTCCGCCTTTAGCCAATGTGAGTCTGATCTTCGCGCCCATGTCTATAACCGCAGCACGACTGACATTTTTTGTCGTGTCAGTCGTATTGTGTGGAGCGATCTTATGCGTGGAGTCCCTTACGGGAACCCATTTCATGAGTACGTTCCTAAACATGGTCCTGGAACCACTCAAGAAGGGCTGAGAGGGAACAGAAAGTATCTGTTTCCTACTTGGCCCTCTCGATTGGAAAGAGAGTTCCCTTTCACCGAGTTCGGACTTGCTTCTGTCCGAAACATCGATGACTGGAAGCTCTTTTCTGAAAAGATCCAGGAGCGGATGGTCAGCCCCCGGGACGAGACTCCCGTTAGGGTAGTCTTTGTCCCTAAAACACAGAAGACACCGCGGGTAATAGCGATCGAGCCTGTGTGTATGCAATACATACAGCAATCGATTGCTTCCTGGTTAAAGCCTCGAATAGAGTTATCGAGTCTTTATATGTCCGGTCGTGTTAACTTTACGCGACAAGACGTAAATGCCTGGTTAGCGCTCTCCTCTTCCATTGACAAGAGTCTTGCGACTCTCGATATGTCAGAAGCGAGCGACCGTGTGTCCTCTTTCCTTGTCTGGCGTATGCTTGAATCTGTTCCCGAATTTCGGAAGCAGGTTTTCGCGTGTCGCTCGACAAGGGCAAGTCTCCCCAGTGGAAAACTTATCCACCTGAGGAAATTTGCGTCTATGGGGTCAGCGCTGTGTTTTCCGATCGAGTCGGTGGCTTTTTTCATCGCCATCGTTTCAATTAGATTACGCAACGCAGGGGTACGCGTCACTCCCTCCAACGTACGTAAGTACGTTAATGGAGTTTACGTCTACGGGGATGATCTTATCGTTCCCGCGGACGAGGCACCCTCGATTAGTGAGACCTTGAGCGAATTTGGCTTTAAGGTCAATAGCCACAAGTCTTTCTGGAATGGAAATTTCAGAGAATCATGTGGTATGGATGCTTACTCTGGCACAGACGTAACGCCTGTCTATGTCAGAAGGATGCTTCCCACTAGTCGAACAGACGCGCATGGCTTAGCTTCGACTGTTGCCCTTGCCAATCAATTTTATTTGAAAGGCATGTGGCAGACGTGTCGGTTTCTTCGTCAAGTTGTTGAGAAACTACTTGGCGAATTGCCGACTACTACGATTCGGTCGTTTCGATACCTAGAACGGGTAATCGAAGGGCGATTCGAACCTAGTCGAGGCTCAGCAGGATTTGGCTGGATCTCCTACAGCAATGGAGAATCAGCCAATGGCTGGGATAAACGCTACCAGTGCTTCAAGTCGAAGCGTTGGTGCGTCACTCCAGTTAGGCAGAAAGATCCTTTACAGGACGACTCTGCTCTTCTCAAATGTTTCCAACTCGTCGGTATTCCTACCTACGATCGGGAGCATTTGCGCTCGTCTGTGAGGTTTGGCAACCTCGCACTCAAACGCCAATGGACCCTGGTGTAACGAAACATTAGGGTGGATCGGAAAGACCGATCTGGAGGGTGCATAGATTGTCTATGCTACTATGTAACTTTTGCAGTCCTGCTTCTGCAGTATGCATTAGTCAACAGGGTAGGTTGTCTTTAATACATTCGGG